GTGTGCAGGTCTTGTCGTTTGAACGACTTCGTTACCTGAATATTTGAAAGAATCATAAAGATTCGATACCCCATGCTTAATGTGAAATGCTTTTTCTGAACATTCTCTAACTTCAATATTTCTGAAAACTGATCGAACAATGCCGCGGTTATAAAAACCATCAGTGATGTTCGGATTGCCGACAATAATCAAGTTTTCAACACGCATGTTGCTGAAAGTATTCCCGTCAGCTAGTTCCGTATCTGAAACGAAAGCCTGGCCGCTCCCTTCAAAAATCAATTGCGGTTTGCTTTTCCCGACAATTGCCAAACCAGTGGCCGCGAAGTTCAAAGCCCCCGCTGTAAGTTTATAGGCTTTGCCTGGCAGTTCCAACGCTTTGCCGTTTGCTTTACAGAACACCAATGCGGCGGCAAACGAATAAGTTACGTTAGTATTACCGGGGGCCAAATCGTTATTGATTCGGTCGGCCTGCGTCATGTAATCTTCTGGTGACACGGATTCGGACAACTTCCCGTCAGCATCACGGGTTACGGCATTTGCGCCATTTTGCGTAAAACTATTTGACGAATAAATATTTACACCATCGCCAAAAACTTCACCAACGCCCGAACAACTCGCACCCGTACCGGCGGCCGTTTTTGCTGTAATTACGAAATTGCCAGTCGTGATGTTGATAATCAACCAACGACCAACGATATTAGGAAAAATTAAATTTAAATTTCCAGTCAACGCACCACTAATCACAATAACAGGCTTGCCGTATTGGGCTGGGGTAAGCGTGACGTTTGCGCTAGTCATTGTGACCGCGGCGACCCCGGTCGTGAAGTCAGGAACCCAGCCAGCGGCCGCCGCCCCGGAGCTTTCAGGGTCCGTTACGTTGTTGTCGGTGGTGTTGTACCAATAGCCAGCCCCGTCGGCCCGCATGATGCGTGCGCCCTTCGGATAACCCCCGACGTTCGTGTCAGTTGCAAAGGTGCTGTCGAACGGGTAGCCGCCGCCAGCATTGGCCCAACGAATGACGGCGGACAATTCGTAAAGGATACCGTTCATATCCAGGCCGGAAGGGGGCACGCCACCGGCCGCAATCGGGGTGCGCGTCAGGGGCGGGAAGCCGTCGACAAGCGACGCCGCCCCGGCCGTGATGCCAATTTGTGAGGCAACCGGAATAGTGTTTTTTCCGCCACCATTGGCGAAAGGCAAAACAAGTTTGCCAGGAATATTAGATAGTTGCATGGATAGCCCCTTGAGGAATGAACACGCCTTGCCCAAACGGAGCGGCCGAAGGGCCAGCCTCAGAAAAGCCGAAAAGAGGCAAAGCACTATTAAACATTGACGACGACACCCCGGCCGGGCGTGGCATGGCGCCCGATTGCGTGATGATAGCAAATTCGTAGTTGGTTAGGTCGAACTCGAACGTGTACCGCATTGCCATGCCGCCCATATCATTGACATAGCAGCGCCCGCGGTCGCCAAACAAATTTTGCAAAAGCTGATTTAAAGTCGGCGCATTTGTGGCCGAAATGTTCGCCAGCGCCTTGCATAAAATCAACTTTCGATAGGCGTCGTCGGCCAAAAAGTAAGTTTCTGATACTGGCGGAACGCCGTCGTAAAACGGGGCTTCGTTAAACGGTTTGGCTTGCGACCCGGCCTCATTGAATCCGAAATTCAAAAGCGGCGGCGGAATCAAAAGAGTGCGGGCAATATTGACAATGCGGCCCCAAATGTCCAGGCCGAACCCTTGGGCGGTTTCCACATTCCAAACGAAGTCGAAAAACGTGTCGAAGTCCGTGCGCGGGTCAATGTACTGGTCCATATTGCGGACCAATTGCGTGATTGTGGCGCTGTTGCCGTATTGGCTGATTATGGTTTCTTCGACGTTAATCATGGTTAGACCAGTGTAACGGAAATATCAGCAACACTCAAGGTCGGCTTTTGGTCAATACCGACCGCGACCTGGCTCAATGTGGGGGTGCTGGTGCCAATCAAAACGCTGATAAGGGACACGTTCGGGGCCACGCTCACGGCGGCGCCATAGTAGCGGCTGGCAAGTATCAATGACCCCATGCGCTCCCGCGTCGTGCCGTCGGCCCCGTTGAATCGCGCAATGATGGCGTTTTGAACCAGTTGAACAATATTCGACGGCAAGCTGGAATCATTGACCAATTGCACGGCAAATTTGACAGGAAGGGCCGCGGGCCGCTCAAACTTGACTACGTAGGTCGGTTGCGGGTAGTTATAGCCGCTGGCGTCAGTGACTACGACGGACGTGTTGCCGTTGTAATCGCACCCGGTATCCTTTTTGCGCCAGATTGCGGCGGCAATGTCCGCGTCGGTGCCACCCACGACGGCCACATAGACCGAATGCGGAAGCAAAGGATAATTGGTGCTTCCCGTCAGGACCGTGTCGCCGCTGGGGTTGTCCTTGACATAGACGTCGAGCACGTCAGTTAAGGCGAACACTTCCGCATAAATGGCGGTCGGTGTCCCCTTGCTGTTCAATGCGACCGAATTTTTACGACGATATTCAAAATCTGCTCGACTTTCAACTACTGAACCCATTATTCCGTCGGTGGCATTTGTGATTGCGTCCCATCCTGGGATTGCTTGATAAACAGAAATCAACGTTCCCGCCGCACACGGTATGGGGCCAGTTTCAACGTTTTGAAATTGAGCTTGTACTGAGCCGGTAATATCAATAGTGACATCGCCAACGCAGATATAGGTATTACCTGAAGTATCTTGAGCTAAAGTTCCGGCTGGAACAACCGTACCAGATAAACCTGTTAATGTAGCAGCTACTGCAGTGGGAGTAGCGGGTTTTCTAGTCAAGAAATAAATGCGACCAATGGCATCTTGAAAACGCCCATCTGCAAATTGAGGATCAATTTGATTTACAAAATAAGCAAACTCATTATTTTTATCGCCAATCACAGCGGTTTGACTAGAAGCCAATTGCCCCTGTGGAGTTTCTAAAGCCGGATTTAAGCCACCGCCAAATGCGGCATTGATGTCGCCTTGAACTCCTGACAATATGTCAGCTTCAGCAGGGATAACCAAGCCTGCCTGAGTAAACTGGATTTTTGGAACACTAGATGCTGACGGCATTAGCGGCCCCCGTTTCGTCAATAAATTGGACTTGTCCCGAAATTTCTCGGGCGTTGAATTCTGAAATTATACATTGAGCAGTCACCACTCCAGGCACCGTTAAGGCTGCTTTTTCAATATAGCCTGTTAGTAGCGATAGGGGTGGTAAATGACCCAAAACCTCTTCAAAGTATGGAATACCCTTTTGAGTGTTGTACCATAATTCGCCTAAAAATAAACGCACCGCACTTGCCACATCTTGAGCTAATGCGTAGGGTGGCGTAGCCATCGCAATATTACCTGAGCTATCTATTACTAAATCCCATGCCGTTTGATCTAATAAGAGGGTATTATATTGCGTCATACTGGTATCCCTGTTTGAGCACCGCCCGCAACTACTCCACCGTGTTTATGAGTATGTACGCTAGTACCTTGGGCGGTAACGTCCCCAGCGACAGTCATAGAGCCTGAAAAACTAGCATCTCCACCTCCAGCTTGCGAAATCGTACCGTTTAACACTGTAGCCCCATTTACTGTAAATGTTGGAGTAGTAATTGTAGTGGAAGTTGAGCCATTTATCTCAATTGTTCCGGCTTCTAATAGAATGGCAGGGGCATCTAATTTGATTTTAGTAGGCGAATGTATGCGAATGCCGTCATTGCTAAATTGAATATATTGGCTCGGAGTGCCATTAAGCATACCCCCGAGATATAAACCATCGGCAAAATTGTATTGTCTAAAACTGCCTGGATTGCTTTGTTTTTTAGTAGCTTTGACTTTTGATAGATCACGAGAAGCGAATACGCAAACGCCAATGTCACCTTTTTGCGGATCGATGATAATCCCATTAGCCCCACCCTGTAGTCGAAAATAGGGAATGTTGAAAATAGTTGTATGAGGGGTAGGTTTGCCCGCTCCATCCAATTGATTAACTAATGGGGTCACGTCAACAAAGCCGACTGGGGATAATCCTCCAGCATTTGAGCATTTCTCAATGCGTACCAGCGTGGCCGTTTGCATCTTACTTAGTGCTTGTTGCACCATGAAAGACATGTTATTGAACTCTCCCCAAGTGGATGAGGGTTTTTGTTGCCCACTTGGGACTTCTTTATCTTCCTGTGACTGCGAGGCCATTGGCATTCCCTCTCACGCTTGAAAACCATGCACCGCCTGGTTTTTCTGATTCTAATCTATGGGCAACGGATGTCACAATCCATTCTCCTGCGGCTTGAAGAATATCGGTTGCTAGAAAAATGCTTCCCCCAAAAGTAATTGAAGGGTCAAATAATGTCTGAAAATTTACTCCCACCCCATCATAAGTGGGATAACCAATTAATCCGCTATCTTTTGAAATAAATGAAATGATGCCTTTTCGAGGGACATTAGGCGGAGTGATTGCTAAAACTTTATCGTCAAGATATAAATCACATCCAGCCATACGAGCTAAATCTTTAGCCTGTTCCATTCCTGTATTTGGCAAATACACATCAACCAATTGAGTTTTAACGCCATTATTTTCAAAAGTGTATCCAAGATCACGTGCAATTTGACTCATGACACTGGCCACATCAATTTGACCCTTAAAACTACGAGGAGGAACAGCCTTAAGTTGATTGAAAAAGGCTGACTGCGCCTGAATGTGCAAATAGACATCGGGCATAGATTGATAATCACCCCAGGCGTTGACAATATTGCCCGCAAATACAAGAGTTTCAGCGGTACCGTCAATTGCATAAACTTCAACAGTGTTCGGAATTAATGAACCAGGTTTCCACTGTAAAGTAGTTGCGCTATTCATGTCTGCTTGAGAAACGCCATAAATTTTGGCGCGCAATGTCCCCATCATCATGCCCCCGGCCTTGTCAATATCAACAAGGGCTCTAAAGCCTTGCAATATCATCTGGTCATTATTACTTGAGCCGAATTTACCCGTACCCAAAGTAATAACGAAACGTAATTCTTTTTTAGAACTAAATGAGGGCATATTCGTCTGCCGTCAAATAAACTAATGTCCAGCGATTCCCAAGGCTTTCATAACTCGGATCACTACTACCCTGAGTGTCAATAAATAGCAGATTGCCAATAAAATCAACATATTCACGGCACACAATAGGAACAGCGTCCCTTGCAATTATTCCTGTGACAATGTCGACCCCATCAGAATTAATATCCACAAAAAG